TCTGTACTTCTGACTGATGAAGTTGATTTCATCCAATGATGATGTGCTTGCATTCTCTGAAGACTGCTGCATCAATCCTTTATTCAAGAACTTGTATGAAATGGCTGTTGGTGCTTCGCTTTCAATCCAATAACGGAGACATGGCTGAATGTAGTCATCCAACAATGTTTGGTTCTCAGTTGTCAAGCTGTTGCCAATGATCTGTGTCTTGATTTCATCGTACAATGTACTGCCTAACTTTGGCTGCACATAGATGTCCTGACACATGATGATGACAGGCCGCAGATATTTGAAGTCAATATTTTCATGCAGCAATGTGCTGTCCTTCAGATAGCTTTCTGATATGAATAAAACAGGTGTTGCCATCAGTTTGCTTGCTTAGTAATTAGAACTTGACGCCATTCGTGTCTGCAATGGATTGATTTGCCCCACCATCCACCGCCACGATTCCATACATTGCGGCCTTCCTGCATTCCAAGTCTTTGGATTTCTTCCAAGGTCCAGACCTTGCCTGTGTAACCTTCACCAATTTCCTGCACTTCATCACTTCTCCAATCTGATGGTCTGCTTTCACGTAGCAAATCAATGCAGAAATCACGTGATGTTGGAATGGTCAATGATTCACCTTTCTGCTTCAGTTCTGGCCGTAGGTCATAAACGTAACCGATTCCAAATTCTTCTTCCACAGGTTCAATGTCATCAATGATTCTTTTGCCTTCATCAGTTACATCCACAACACGTTGTGTGCTGCCTGCGATTTCCTTGATGATTATGTTGATGGCATTCGATTCATTCAATGTCTGGATTGCTGTCATCAGCCTTTCATTCGTGATCTGCAAACTTCTTGCAATTGCAAGGAATGGTGTGCTTGGTTCTTTGACCAAGATGTCCAGGACCGCGGATTCAATTGGTCCTATTTCGCTGAACCAATATTTCAGACATTCAGATTCTCTGATGTGTGCAGTCTCAAAACTATCAAATTGGAATCTTCGGTCAGCCACAACCTTGTGTTCAAAGCTGCCTGTGTTTCGCAAATATTCCAAGACACGTTCATCATCTTCTTTGCTGTCTGATGATTTGCAGCAGATGTGTTGTGAATTGAATGAAGATACTTCTGGCAATGGTTCACCATTGATGGTTGCTGCTGCTTTCGCGGGTTCGAATCCGTACAATTCAACCAAGATTGCAATGGCAGAATTTGCTTCCACAACACCTTCCTTCACATTCTGAAGAAGTGTGATGATTCCGCTAACGCCACCAACACTTCCTTTTAATGCAGCTTGTGCATCTTTGGTTTTGCTGTCAACAGATTCTGTTCCTTTTTCCTTTTCAACAGCAGACAATCCAACAGCTTCACGAATTTCATCTTCAGTCATAACGCTGATGATGGTGCTTTCAGAGAATTGAACGCTTATTGGTTCCGTGTCGGAAATGGTCAGCCTTCCTTCCAGACCTTGCAATGCTGCCAAATCATTGAATGTGCGTTCAATGAACTGCTGCCTTGCGTTCACATAGGTGTTCTGAAACAATTCAAAGCTGTCAACCAATTGGTTTCTGCTGCTGAAGATTCCTTCTTCTTTGATTCCGAACAACGCAGGATCAGAAATCTGATGACCTGCATACAATTCCTGCTGAATCGTTTTGTTCAATAGATCAAATCGCTTGTCAAAGTCATTGCTGTTCAGTTGCTGAATTTCAGCAGACCGGTCACGCGAATCGGAAAAGTTCAGAAGAATGCTGTTGGCATTGTCTGTTCCTGTGAACTTGGCTTTGACCATTCGTTCAATTTCCTGTTGCTCGCTTTCGGTCGGAATGCCAGAATTGAAATTCAAAAGAGTCCCGGCCATGAAACCATTGGAAATGCCTTTGTTGAAATAGTCAGACACCTTTCTGTCCAAGTCAATGTAATTGATGGCACCCAAGTATGATGGCAATGGATAATATTGACAGTTCGGTTGATATGATTTGACATACAGTAACTGCTTGCCGCCTGGCTCCTTCCAATTGAATGCTTCTATTTTCTCAACTTCTGGATTGTACTTGCTCCAATCGTCAGAATAATAGTAACAGTAACCATCATCTGACACACGATACTTTGCAAAGTCTGCGTGATAGATGGCTGCAACTTTTTCGCCAATGCTGTCATAGATAACTTCCAGAGCATAGCCACCATAAAGTTCCAAGTCATGTGCAACTTTGACCAAGATGTCATCCAAAGATTCATACGGATTTGGATGTTTGATGAATTGCTCCATCTTGGCTTTCATCACAGTTGTCATTCCATCTGTGTCAACGGACCATCCACGGCCACAAACATAGTCACGCTTGCTGTTGATTATGGCATGATGCTTTGCGCTGTTCCTGTACAATTCAAGAAGAAAGTCTGGATAACGATTTTTGTATTCGCCTTCCGAACCATACAGAATCCAATCCTTGCCACGCTGTTCCTTAAATTCTGGAACCACGTTTGCTTCAAAGTTCAATATGCTTAGACTATTCGCCATAAACTGTGTATGTTTGGTTTCCACCTGTGTACACTTCAGATGGTGCAGGTGTGCCAATTACCTTCACGATTCCTTGTTCCAGAAGATTCAATCCTGTTGGATCAAGATTTGAAGATGAACTGTTCGCGTAAATGTAGTAACGCCATTGGCCATCATTGCCCAACTTAACTTCACCTGCTGTTGGTGTTGGTGTGCCGGAACCAACTTCTGTGATTTCGAACTTGTTGAATCTGTTCGGGAATGTTGATGTGTCCTGTGCCACGCAATATTGCACACCTTCTGTTGTGTCTGATTTCAATTCAAACAGATAGTAGGTTGCTGTGCCGTATTCGGTCAAGGTCACAGCCACTTCGTTGGTGCTATTTCGTTCGATGTTTATCACACCGAAAGAACAACATATTCAATGTCAACGTCTGCTGTGTCAGCTTGTGCGCTGATGTTGTCGATGTCTACGAATGCGCTGAATGCACCTGCACTTGTGTCTGCATCCATGCTGCCAGATGATAGCATGAATGTGGCACCTGCATCAACCTTCACATCAGCAGTTTCTGCTCCACTTTTCTTGAAACGTACACGGATGAAGTTGGTGTTGTCCAGGTTGGTTATTCGGATGTAACGAATTGAAGCCCTCACAAACTTGCCCTGTCCATTGTCGCTGTTCAATTCAATCAAATCAATTTCGTTTGAAGAATCGACAGTCATCACACGCCTGTCAGCTTCTGCAATGTTTTCAATTGTACGTGTATGTGCGCCAGAACGATCAACGCCACCTAATGTCAGACCTTCTGAAATGGTGATTGTCGCCGTACTTGGAGTAACTGTGCTTGCCATTGTTATTGTGCTTTCTTCTAAATAGCAAAAGAATCATATTGTGCCAAAACGCAGAAAGGTGCAGCAGAAACGCCACACCTTCCTAACACAGAGAGAGAAAAGAAAATTCTTTTAGTTGCTGATTGTTGCAATCATTGCGTCAACAGTTCCACTTGATGGTGTTAACTTCAAAGACATTGCAGGTTCCATTCCAGAGAATGTCAATGTGTAACCTTGCAGGTCACCAAATGCAGTTCCTGTTGCTGCTGTTCCGGCCGTGATTTCAAGACCATTGGTTCTTCCAACTACAAACGTGTTTGGTGTTTCATCGTTGGTTGTGTACATAATAACAACACGATTCTGTGCCAACAGTTTGATTTCGTCACGTGTCGCAGTTGCTAACTTTGTAAGAACAACAGTCACTTCTGGTGCCATGTAAACAGTACCATTTTGAATGGATGCTGTGATGGTTTCTGTGACTGCTGATGTTTCCTTCAGTTGCTCGTACGAATAGAACACTTGTGATGCAGATGCGAATTCTGTGATGTCTCCGCCACTAACTGTTTCGCCTAATGATTCGTAATCAGCCAAACTTGCAATGTATAATTTGGAAATTCCTCCTACACTGTCACGACAGGGCAGCGCAAAATTTTGTGTTAATGGGCAGCTCATTTGCTAATTGTTTTTTAGTTATGGTGATGGCATTGCTGCCATCACCTTTGAATCAATTCAATGCAGATTAAACTGCTACTTTACCAACTTGGTCTGGGAATGCAACTTGTGTTCCCATGATAAATTCACAGGCAACACGGATGGTTCTGTTATCCTTGCTGTACCAAACTTCAAGACCTGCATCTGATGTGTCTGTATCAAGGTCAAGCCCAAGAACAAGGTTGTTCAATGACGCACCATAAACACCATTCAGTCCGGTCAATCCATTCACACCGATAACTTCTATGTTGGTTCCTGGATACACAAGTCTGAATGGATCGAAATCAGATGCATAGTTTGCAAGCTGTCCACCTGTTGAAGTCAATCCACTACCATCTAAAAGACCTGCCGACATTAATCTGAACTTGTCCAATCCACAGAAAATTTTGAAATCATTCTGTGCAACTGCTGCTGATGGAGACAATGCATAAACACGTTGAATTGCTTCAACCATGTCTGCAACAGTCAATGGTGAAGATAGTGTTGAGCCATTGTAGGCTGCTGTGTTGCAATCTGTAAAAGATGCTGTTTGCTGAAGTATACCATCGAACATATCTAGGTTTGTTCCAGATGTGCCTGCGCCATCACCTTGCCAGATGATTTTCTCAATTTCGTCTTGGATTTTCTCAACAAGATAGTTGCTGAACACTTCTTCAAACGGCATTGAATCTTGGATTGCTCCAGGTGCCAATTGTGTAGAAAGGTAGTAGTTCTCTAGTTTCTTTGGGCAGAACTCCATGTTGATTTTCACGTGTTTTGCGTCAATTGTTTGCTGTGTGAATGTCACATCACCAACAGGAACAAATGAACAAGTAGCACCTGCTTGTGCCATGTTCACATCAACATCCATTAAATTCACAGTTGTTGGTCCTTTCACACCTAACTGCTTTCTCATTAGTTCAGCAGTTCGTCCACCTGCCAATGCTTTGGTCAGCAATGGAAATTGTTGTTCGTTTACGAATGGGTTTAATGCACCTATATCAAATGCCATGATTTTTGTTTTTTATGGTTTTAATTTCTTGTTTACTTCTTCAATGCTTTTCTCATCTTCTCCACGATGTCAGCATCAGATGTTGCCTTTGCAAATGGATTGTTGACCTTCTTCGTTGGTTCAACAGATGGCTTTGCTGCCATCTTTTCCACGATGTCTGTGATCATGCCAATGGCTTTTTCCATTTCATCGAATCTGGAATTGATGCCTTCAATCGCTTCAGCAGATGCAAAGTTGTGTGCAGCAATAACATCAGCAGCAATTGCCGACATCTTCACATCCACATCTTCGGATGCCATTTCTTCCTTCTCTTTTTCTTCTGCTTCAACTTCTTCTTCTTCAGAATCTTCTTCAGCTTCTGGTGCCATCACTTCAACAATGACTGCACCTTCAGTTCTGATGATTGTGCCATCTTCAAGTTCGTGATCACCATCTGGTGCATCAATTTCATTGGCTGCTTCGTCAATTACTTTGACAGATGCTCCAACTTCAACAGCAGGTTCAACTCGAACAATGGTGCCATCAACTAATTTTCCATCGATGAATGCAGCTTCAACTGCTGCTTCTGTTGTTTCAACTTCTGTTGTTGTGTCATCTGATCCGAATAACAACTTCTTGATTTCTGGCAATTTATCGCCAACCAATTCTGAAATGTTCATAGCTGTGCTTTTTTGTTAAATAGAAAAATAATTGATGTGTGCCATTTAGCTGTTCACGGATGTCATCTGTTCACGAATCGTGAACGTGTGAACATCATTTCTGAATTGCGTCAATGACTGCATCAATCACTTCCTGGTCCATTGTCATTTCCTTGTCTTCTCTAAAGATGCCTTCAACAGAAAAACCTTTCAAAGTATAGCCATCATCTTCCT